AGCGACACTCTTTACGCTGCAAAGTACCCAGGTTCTATTGGTAACTCGCTGAAAGTATCTGTATGTGATTCTAACTCAGCATTTGAATCAACAATTACAGCTAACGGCAACATCGCAATTTCAGTAGGTTCAAATACCGTGACGGTTGCTGTTGTTGGTGCTAACGCTGCATCTAACACAGCTGTAACGAATATTATCAATAGCTTGACTGTTGGTGACGTTCTTACACTTGGTAACACGTCAATCGGAAAGCAGACATCAAACATTACTGCAGTTGGCTCTCTTACAACAAACGCAACGCATTCGTATGTCGAAGTTAGCATCGAGGATTTGTATGCACTTTCAACAAACTTCTCTGCTACATCTGTAACAAGAAACTGGGAATACTTCAACAGCGTTGATAAAACAATTGACACGTCAGAATTTGTTGCAGCAAATGGTAACACTGCAGCTAAAGATGAGATTCACGTTGTTGTTGCTGATGAAGACGGTCTGTTCACTGGTATTCCAGGAACTGTTCTTGAAGTTTACGAAGGTCTATCACGTGCAACCAATGCTAAGTCAGCTGACGGTGCAACAATCTATTACAAAGATGTAGTTAACCAAAACTCACAATACATTTGGCTAACAAATGACCGTGGCAACGCAGCTTCAAACACTGCTCTGCTGGTTGCTACATCAACCAACAGCAAGCCATTCTCTGGCTCATTCGTTGGTGGTAAAGAAGGTCAAGATGAAACATCATGCCCAATCAACATCCTTACTCAGGCATATGATCTATTTGCTTCAGCAGAAGAAGTTGACATTTCGTTGATTCTTCAAGGTAAGGCGCGTGGGGGCACAAACGGTGAACAGCTAGGTAATTACATTATTGACAACATTTGCGAAGTGAGAAAAGATTGCGTAGCATTCATTTCTCCTGATCGTGCTGACGTTGTTTCAAACCTAGGCAGCGAAGCTAACGACATCGTTACATTCAGAAACGCAAGCCGTTCAACTTCATATGCTGTGCTTGATTCTGGTTACAAATACCAGTATGACAAATACAACGACGTTTATCGTTATATTCCTCTCAACGGTGATATGGCTGGTCTTGCAGTTCGTACAGACCAAACTCGTGATCCATGGTTCTCACCTGCTGGTCTCAACCGTGGTCAGATCAAAAATATCATCAAACTGGCATACAACCCAAATAAAGCAAGCCGCGACATTCTTTACAAGAACGGTATCAACCCTGTTGTTACGTTCCCAGGTCAAGGCACTGTTCTGTTTGGCGACAAGACGATGCTTTCAAAACCATCTGCATTCGATCGTATTAACGTGCGTCGTCTGTTCATTGTTCTTGAAAAAGCAATTGCAACTGCTGCTAAATTCACCCTGTTTGAATTCAACGATGAATTCACTCGTGCACAGTTTAAAAACCTTGTTGAGCCATTCCTGCGTGATGTTCAAGGTCGTCGTGGAATCTATGATTTCAAAGTTGTTTGCGACGAAACAAACAACACTGGTGAAATAATTGATCGTAACGAGTTTGTTGGTGACATCTACATCAAACCAGCTCGCTCAATCAACTTCATCCAGTTGAACTTTGTTGCAGTGAGAACAGGTGTTGAATTCTCCGAAGTAGTTGGACAGTTTTAATAAATAACAACGAAAATAGGAGAATACTAATATGGCATTTAACATTAACGAAATCAGAAGTCAGCTAACACTTGGAGGAGCGCGTCAGTCGCTTTTCCAAGTGCAGATTCAAAATCCTGCTAACTCAGTTGCTGATATTAAAGTTCCTTTCATGGTCCGCACAGCCCAGATTCCTTCATCGGATCTGGGTGTGATTGAAGTTCCTTATTTTGGCCGCAGAATTAAACTAGCTGGTGACCGTGTATTCGGTGACTGGACAGTAACTGTGATCAACGATGAAGACTTCTTGATCCGCAATGCAATGGAAGAATGGTCAAATAAGATTAACACTCTGCAAGGTAACTTGCGTGCTTTCAGTGCAGCAAGTCCTTTGCTGTATAAAGCTAACGCACAGGTTACACAGTTTTCAAAAACTGGTGTTCCGATCAGAACTTATACGTTCAACGGAATCTATCCTTCTAGCGTTTCAACAATCGACCTCGATTGGGCTTCAACAGACCAGATTGAAGAGTTTGCCGTAACCTTCCAATACGATTACTGGGAAGTTACCGGCGGTATTACTGGTAACGGTGGTGGGTCGTAATTAACGGCTAATAAGTAAGGGAGGGGGAAACCTCTCCCAACTTTTAGGAGATATTATGGAATTTTTCGGTTTTGAAATCCGCCGCAAAGAAGAGGAACAGCTCAAACAAAACCTCGACGCACTAACACCAGATCTTAATGATGATGGTGCATTAGTTGTTGCAGCAGGCGGTTCTTATGGAATGTACGTCGATATTGAAGGTAGTGCAAAAACTGAGGGTGAGCTTGTTACGCGTTATCGCGAAATGGCACTTTTCCCTGAATGTGAAGCTGCTATTGATGATATTATTAATGAAGCAATTAATTCAGAAGTAGATCGCATTGTCGAAATAGTGTTAGATTCGGTAGACACTCTTTCACCAAATATCAAAAAGATGATTGAGAATGAGTTTGAGTACGTTTTCGATCTTCTAAATTTCAACCAACAAGGTTATGAAATTTTTAGGCGTTGGTATGTTGATGGCCGTTTATATTATCAAGCCGTCATTGACAAATCAAACCCAACAGCAGGTATCCAAGAACTTCGCTACATCGATCCGCGCAAGATCCGCAAAATTAAAGAAGTAAAGAATAAAAAACTGAAGAGCGAAACAAATCCTAACCTCTATGTTAAGGATGTTTCAAAGGAGTATTATATTTACAGCGAAAAAGGTTTTGCTACTCCTTCTGCTTCATCATCAACACAAACATCTGGTTTCAGAATTGCTAAAGATTCGATCATCCATGTGACATCTGGTTTAGTTGATGCTAAATCCTCACTGGTTCTTTCTTATCTTCACAAAGCAATAAAACCTCTCAATCAATTGAAATCGATTGAAGATGCATCGGTAATTTACAGACTATCTCGTGCACCGGAACGTAGAATTTTTTACATTGACGTTGGCAACCTGCCAAAAATGAAGGCAGAACAATATCTTCGCGATATGATGACGCGTCATAAAAATAAAATTGTCTACGACATTTCCACTGGTGAGATTCGTGATGATAGAAAGTTTATGACAATGTTAGAAGATTTTTGGCTACCACGTCGCGAAGGCGGCAAGGGAACAGAAATCACAACTCTACCAGGTGGTCAGAATCTTGGAGAAATTGACGATATCAAATACTTCCAAGATAAGCTGTTCCGTTCACTAAATGTTCCAGTATCAAGAATGCAGCCAGATAACTCATTCAATCTTGGTCGCGCGTCGGAGATTTCCCGTGACGAAGTCAAGTTTGCAAAATTCATTGATAGAATGCGCGTTCGTTTTTCTCAGCTATTCACAAAGGCGCTAGAGAAGCAGCTAATTCTCAAAGGCGTGATGACGATCGAGGACTGGAAGGCAATCAACAACAAGATCAAATTTAATTACGCTCGCGACAACTTTTTCTCAGAGCTGAAAGATCTTGAGGTTGAAAAAGAAAGATTGGCTGTTCTTCAACTAATTGATCCGTTCGTGGGTCGCTACTATTCAACAGATTTCATCAAACGTCACGTATTGAGACAGACAGAGGAAGAAGTTGATGAGCTAGCAGCGCAGATGAAAAAAGACGGTTCTGCTGCTCAGTATGAGCAAAAACGACAGGTTGAGCTTGGTTTGATTGGTGGTCAACAACAGTGAATGATAAATAAACAATGGAGGAATTATGCCAGAAACATCTGTAACATCAGTAGATTTAATTAATCACGCTATCGACAACAACCCTACAAAAATGGGTGATGTCTTTAATAGCCTTGTGATGCAAAAAGTAGCTGACGCTGTCGCTACAAGAAAGCAAGAATTAGCTCAATCAATGTTTGATTCAGCGGAAGAAGATGATTCGGTAGAATCGGACGAAGAAGATCAGCAGGATGCTGAGGGCGATGAAGTCGCTGATGAAGATAACGAACAACAAGACGACGAAAACGAGGATGACCAGGATGAAGACACTCAAACAGATGCTTGAACTTTATTCTCCGAAGCCTGGAGATGAGAAAAAGTTTGCCGACAAGCACAAAGTGCAGAAGCATAAAAATCTTGGTGGTAAGTCCACCGAAGACGACAAGCTGTTTCAGGCAACAAATATTAAAACTGTCGACCGTGAAAAAGAGCACGGCTATAACGCTGATGGTAGCGATGAAAAGGTTTATGAACAAACAGTTGCCGAAGCATCCGATGAAGGATTTGGGGAAAGACTTGCTGATGATTATCACGACATGAAAGGTCATCCAAAAGCAGGCCCGCACATTAAAAGAGCTATGAAGGCATACGAAGACGGCGACATGGAAGCTGCAAGCGAGCACCAGTCGAAAGCATACAAAGCTGCTGGAACGAATGAGGAAACAGTTGTAGAGGCATCGTTTGAGGATCGTCTCCAAGCTGCTAGAGACAAAGCAAAGGCTGCTGGTAAGACAATTAAGAGCAAGAAGCCAGAAGAAAAAAAGACTCGCGTTGTTCAGGGTAAATCTTATGGTGGCTCTAAGCAAGACAGTGAAAAAGAAGACGTCAGCGAATCAAAAACTGCTGAGGCTCTATACAAACAGCATCACGCTCGCGTCAAAGACTTGCTAAAGAAAATTAGCACAGGAGTTGACGCTCATAAAGCAAATTGCATGAAGGGCAACTGTCATTATGGACATGTTGGTGATGTGAAAGAGCTTGCAAACACGTTGCAAGATCTACACGACCGTGTGCATATGCAAGGAGAATATGCAACCCCTTTGGCAGTTAGAGAGGATATTGAGCTGGTAGATGAGATGGCTATTTCCTCAACAAAAAATTCCAAGGGTCAGAAAGTTGAGTGGCATTCGATTGGCGAAAAGCACATGATTCATGTTGACGGCAATCAAGCTCATGAAGGTTTTCTGAACCGCGGTGACGCAGCAAAGCTTTATGCAAAGCTTAAAGAAGAGTTTGGCCAACTAGAAGAAAAGAAGCTTACCCCAGCGGAAATGAAAAAGCGTGAAGAAGTTGCTAAGGCTATCGAGCGCGAAAATCCAAACATGCCAATGGGTAAGAAAATGGCTATTGCTACTGCTACAGCAAAAAAAGTTGCTGAAGAAAAGCAGCCACGCACGCTGAGACAAATTCTTGAAGCAATGGTGACTATTCACGTCAAACCCCACCCAGAAAAAAAAGACCAGCACGTTGTAGTTAAGTCATCAGACTCATCACGTTTTAAAAAAGGTGAATCTGTTGCTACAACGGAGCTAGAACAAGGCCAAGATGATGGCTATCTTAAAGTTAAGCACGTGAAGGAATAAATATGCCAGATCTAAAAGTACAAGCCACCGAGCAGGTTGTTAATTCAGTTGCTAATTCAATTTCAAGCGCAACATATTTGAGAATCATTAGCACAGAGTCAACAAACTTTGCTCTTATTACTATCAAAGATTCGACAGCTAACACATTAGGTAGCTTCACTCTAGGTCCTTCAGGATCGAGCTTTGGCATCGAATATATTATCAAATCTCCTACAGATACTGTTGAATCAAACACAACAGGTACAACAATTAAAGCAACAGCAATAGGATATTACTAATATGAAATTATTCTGCGATCTCTCAGAGCAAGTTAGATACCTCGTCGAAGAAAAAGAGGGTAAAAAAGATTTTTATATTGAAGGTGTATTCATGGAAATGGATACAAAAAACCGCAATAACAGAGTGTATAACTCTGAGTGGACTCGCCCTGTTATTGAGAAGTACATCGAAGAGAGCGTAAACACTAACCGTGCATATGGAGAACTAGGCCACCCAAGCGGTCCATCAATCAACCTAGATCGTGTTTCTCACATGATTAAAAATCTTCGTATCGAAGGTAAACAAGTCATTGGCCGCGCCAAAATCATGGAAACCCCGATGGGCAACATTGTTAGGAATCTGATTGCTGAAGGAGCGTCGCTTGGCGTTTCATCAAGAGGCATGGGTTCTCTTGTTGAGAAAAATGGTGTGATGGAAGTTCAAAGCGATTTCCACCTAGCAACAGCTGGTGACATTGTTGCAGATCCCTCAGCACCTAATGCTTTTGTGCAGGGTATCATGGAAGGTGTCGACTGGATTTGGGATAACGGTTTGCTGAAAGCCCAACAACTAGAAGCAGCAAAAAAACAGATTAACGAATCTGCAAAAAGAAAAACTCTCGAAGCAGATCAGTTTAAAATTTTCGAATCATTTATTAACACACTCTCTAAAAAGTAATTTTACTAAATAGCAATATAATAAGGAGATTTTTTATGGCAGCTAAAGAAAAGGTAGCATTGGACGAGAAGGTTGTGACCGGTGGTGGCCAAACAGGCCAATCAATTGGTCCCGACGCTTCCGGCGTTAAAAAAGCGCAAGCACCTGGCAATTCAAAAACCCAAGGTGACCTTGCCCCAAAGAAACTAGAGGGCGATATGGAAGAAACCGATTCTCAAAATAATGTAAAAGCAACTGGCGATACGTCAGCAAAGAACAAAGCTTCAGTGTCAATGAAAGAAGATGTTGATGCAATGTTCGCTGGTCAGGATCTGTCAGAAGAGTTCAAAGAGAAAGCAACAGTTGTTTTTGAAGCTGCTGTCAATGCTCGCGTTCAAGCAGCAAAAGAAGAGCTTGAAGAGCAGTTTGAACAATCTTTCGAGGAAGCAAAAACAGATATCGAGCAGGAAGTTGCTGCAAAGGTTGACGAATATCTTGGCTACGTTGTTGAGCAGTGGATGGAAGAAAACAAAGTTGCTGTTGAGTCTTCACTCCGTTCAGAAATCACAGAAGAATTTATTTCTGATCTGAAGCAGCTGTTCATCGAGCACAACATCGAAGTGCCTGAAGACAAAATTGACATTGTTGAAGAGCTTGCAGCACGTGTTGAAGAGCTTGAAGACAAACTTAATAGCCAGATCAATGAAAACATTGAACTCAAAAAAATTACTAACGAAGTAGAAAAGCAGGCAGTTTTTTTTAAAGTTTCAGAAGGTCTTGCTGCTACTCAGGTAGAAAAATTTGAGAGCCTGTCAGAAGGCGTAGTTTTTGATGATGTTGAGTCATATGAGAAGAAACTTGCTATCATCAAGGAAAACTATTTCCCAGCTGACAAAAAACAAACTCAGATGATTGCTGAGCAAATTGAAGACGAAGCAGTTGAAGAAGTTCAAGCGCTGACCGGATCAATGGCTAACTACGCTAAAGCAATCAAAAGAACTATCAAAAAATAATTAGTTATAAATAATATTAAACCCTCTACAAGGAGAAACATATGTATCTAGCTGAAGAACTACAACAAAAATGGAAGCCAATTTTGGAGCACGATGATCTGCCTCAGATCAAAGACTCCCACCGTCGTGGTGTAACTGCTGTCCTTCTTGAGAACACTGAACGTGCTCTCCGCGAAGGTTCACAGTACACACGTCAATCGCTGCTGTCAGAAGGTGGCCTGCCTGTTAACGCAATGGCAGCTTCTTCTTCAACAGCTGGTGACGGTTCTATTGACACGTTTGATCCAGTGCTTATCAGCCTGGTTCGCCGTGCAATGCCTAACCTGATTGCTTACGACATCTGCGGCGTTCAGCCAATGACTGGCCCAAC